CCCATTCCCCCATGCGAGGGTAAACCCCTGCGCCCATCCCTCCCGGAGCCTTCCCCCATGCTCGGCAAAATGCAAATCCAGATTTCCCATTACGAGTTCACCATCTCCGCGCCATACGCAGAGGGGCACACGTTGACCGCGGCCGAGGCCAAGGCACTCAACGTCGAACGCGGGGAGCGACTGCGGACTCAGATCACCCGGTATTTGGTCAAACTGGCCGGGGGCGAGTCCGGGACAATCCTCTCCGGCGAAGCCCTTGCCGCTCTGCGAGCGCGCGCTGTCGATCTGGACGCGAATTTCCAATTCGGCATGTTGTACCGGACGAAGCCGAAAGTCGGGACGATTGATTCGGAGATTTCCGCCTTGGCGGAAGAACTCGCGCGGGAGCAGATGCGGGCAGCGGGCCGAGATTTCGAAGACGAGAAAGAGGAAGAGACCTTCCGTATGCTAGTCGAGGGGAACAAACAGCGAGCAGATTTGTTCGAGGAAGCCCGCAAGCGGCTGGAAATCCGGGCGAGCGTGGCGGCGACGGCGATTGAAGAATTGACGGCCCAGGACCTGGGACTTTGAGCAGAGGAACGGGAAAATGATACCAACTTGGGCAAGAGTCGGGGCAAAAATCGTCTGTGTACTTCAGATCCACGGGCCTGCTCGTAGTGATGTTCAGTTTCCGACTGTGAAGGAAGAGTACACCATTCGAGAAGTTCAGTTGTTCGCCGAAGGCGCAGGATTGCATCTTGTCGAGATTACAAATCCGGTAATGTTTACTGACAAAGGTCTTTTAGAGCCGTATTTCCACATAAGTGCTTTCCGCCCGCGCGGCCCGCTCGAATCCGATCTCGAAGCCCACTTTGTTCAATTTCTCCGCGCTCCGGTCAGTCAGGAAAAGATCGATGGTTGAGAACCGGGACCTCGTTTTCTGGCTCTACGAAGCCCTGGGCCAGCCGATTGGACTGCTGCTGCAGTCCGACGACCCGTTTCGCCTCGCCGAGCGACTTCGATCGATCCGGGCGAAACAGGAAGACGAGCAATTGGCAATTCTGCAATTCCGAGTGGTTGATTTGCCAGATGGCAATGTCGCAATTTGCAAGATCGCCGGAACGGCCGCGACAGACGCCGCTGATTTGGGACTCTAATCACGGAACGAAAAATGACCAAGTTCAACATTCCCCCGACGATTGCCCTGGTGCTGGATCGAAACGCCGAGACCGTGGCATTCGCCGCGTATATCCCCGGGACGATTGTCAAGTCCAAGTTTGGCGAGCCGCTTCGCCTGATGCAGTCGATTGGACATTTCTCCTCCCAAGACGGGGCGATTGCCGCGATCAAAGATTGGAAAAAGAAATGAGCAAGAAAACAATCCTCCCGACTTCCCGGCGACATGTGATGATGTTTGACGAGGACTGGGAATGGCTCGAAGGCCAATACGGGGGCAACAGCCCGAGCAAAATCGGCGTCGCGGAAGCGGTGAGAATTGTCGTGCACAATTTCTGCAAACGCCAACGAGACGCGGTAAACGCCCGGATTGATGCCGCTTCCAGCGGGGGCGGAGACAGGTAATGCAAGTGGAATGGGACTTGATTATCGCAGTAATTGCAATGGCAATTATTCTGTATCTGCACCCCTCAGTCTAGGAGTTTGAACGATGAGCGAAATTGGCCAGTTGCCCCAATCCGACGCCCTGCGCGTCGCACAGACAGATTCCCTCGGGGAACTTCTGTCCCGAGACCCCATGGGCTTCCAGCGACTCGATCGGGATCGAGTCGTCGCGGAGCTGCGGACTGCGCGGGAAAAGTGGGAAAAGCTCGAAGCGGCCGGGGGCCGGGGGAAAGCCGCGAAGACGAAGCCAGTCGTCGACTTGTCGAAGGTGAAGACCGGGGACTTGGGGCTCTAGTCCCGAAGGAAGAAGGGAGAAATGAAATGATCGGCATCATCACGGACTCGATCGAACGGGCTTATGACGAGTGGGTACGCGAGCACGCGGAGACCTTCGTCGTGGCCAATTACTCCGGGCGGAGCAAATCTGGAGAAAGCTTTCGCATCTTCCGCTGTGTCGGGTCGCTCCACGCCCAGTCCCTGGCCGGGTACGAATTCTCGAGCTTGGTCATCATAGGCAAGCCGAATAAGAAGTCGGTCGAAACGGCGAAGACGCTGGTCCGTCAAACGGAGACCAAAGTCCATGTCAGCTAAACTTCGCCGTCTTGCTGAGCAACTTCGCATTGCTCGTACATTTGCCGTCACGTTTCCACAAAATCAAAAACTGCGCCTTGAATTCGAACAATTGCTCGTCGAATTCACGCTCGCGAAGGAAGCTGAATTGGAGGATGTTTCATGATCACCCGTCAGCCCAATTCCTCTTTCTCCCAGTCGAACGAGTGGATGCAGACGGCACTCGACTCGACCTCGCTGCGCGAGTTCAAGACCTGCCCGCGGAAGTATTATTACTCGACGGTCCTCGGTATGGTCCCGCGCGACAGCGGGCCGCATCTGACCTTCGGAATCTTGATGCACGAGGCGCGGGAGCAGTACGAACATTGCCGTACGCGCAAAATGTCCCACGACGATGCACTCGACAGCGTCCTCGCGTCCACGCTGGAAAAGACTTGGGACCGCGAGTTGCGCAGGGGCTGGGCCAGCGGTCATCCGGCCAAGAACCGCCGGACTCTTGTCCAGACCATCGTTTGGTATCTCGATGCCTTTGGCAAAGACGACCCGATTGAGACGCTCCAACTCGCAAATGGCAAACCCGCGGTGGAATTGTCGTTTCGCTTCGACAGCGGGCTGGTCACGCCCGGCGGCGAGCATGTCATCTTCTGCGGGCACCTCGATCGGATTGGTCACCTAGGTGCCGGGACCTACATCCCAGATATCAAGACCTCATCCAGCGAGCCAAATGCCCATTTTGCTCAGTCATTTACCCCAGGCACACAGTTCTCCCTCTACGCCCTGGCGGGGAAGGTCGCGTTTGATCAGCCGATCGACGGGGTGATCGTGGACGGGATTCAAGTCGGCGTCGGCTTCGCCCGATTCGGGCGGCATTTGATTCCCCGGACGGACAGTCAGTTGGAAGAATTCCTCTCCGACACGGAAATGCAGATCGAGACGATGTGGCGTTGCGCAGTCACCGTGCATTGGCCGCAGAACGATATGGCCTGTGGCATGTACGGCGGGTGCCCGTATCGCGGGGTTTGCGCGTTGGCCCCTGGCCAGCGGGAAGATTGGCTGCGGCGAGAGTTTGTCCAGCGGGTCTGGGACCCACTTCAAATCCGAGGGGAGTGAGAATGGGGAAGTTTCAGTTTCGCGGTGAAAATCCAGCCTTCACGTTCCACGGCGAGTATGAAGCAGATACGGACGGCAAGTTTTACTATGTAAACGACGACGCTGGAAAAACGTGGGTCATGAATTACCAAGAATTCGCAGATTTTGTCGTAATCACGAAGGGAAAAGAAGAAATGAAAGTTGCACCGCAGGCCGCTGCCTTGCCGTTCACCAAAGCCGATCTGCTCGACGCAGCCAAGTTGGCGGTCGGCGACCGGGGACTGAATTACGGCCGCCCCGAAGACAACTTCGCCCGGATTGCTGCGCATTGGAATGCCTTTCTGTTCAACCGGGGGATTGTCGCGAGTGGCGGGGGACTGGTCTCGGCGAGTGACGTCGCAATCATGTGCGCGCTGTTGAAGATCGCCCGGCTGGAGAACGATCCGGGACATCACGATTCGTGGGTTGACCTCGCGGGCTACGCCGCGTGTGGGGCGGAGATTGAGCTGTCGAAATGACCAATTCGATGCGTAATATTGACTGGCTGGAACCAGTTGAATTTGACTACAAAAACCATCGCGGGGAAGTCGAACGTCGTCGCGTTGTCCCCGAAAGTTTGGAACTTTCTTTTTCCTACCACGGAGCCGAAGGCGATCCAAACGGAATTTCTTATCACCCGCAGCCCGGATGGGTTCTGAATGGCTGGGACATGGATCGCGGAGCGCGACGGTCATTTCTGCTTTGCAACATCGTCTTGCCGCTCGACGATAGTTTGCAGACAGAAGGTGGACGGAAACTGAGCCGCTACGGCGGGCTCTCAATTCTTTTCAAGAAAGCAAAATGAATGCCCAAACTCAGCGACCACCAGTCGCAAGACACGACGAAAATGCTTCTTATCGGGGACACCGGCGCCGGCAAGTCCGGATCGCTCGCCTCGCTCGCGGACGCGGGGTACAATCTCCGAATTCTCGACATGGACAACGGGATTGACATTCTGCGATCGTTGCTGACCGACCCCAAGTCCGGATACTCGAAGGAGTCCCTCGCCCGGGTCGATTACGAAACCATCACCGATCCGATGAAGAATGTCAATGGCAAACTCATTCCGGCGAAGGCGACGCAATGGCAGCGGGCCATCAAGTTGCTGGATAATTGGAAAACCGATTCCGCGGATTTCGGGCCGATCTCGACGTGGAGTCCGAAAGACATCTTGGTTATTGACTCTCTGACCATGCTGTCCAACGCCGCGATGAACTTTGTCTTGGCGATGAACGCCCGGCTCGGACAGAAACCCCACCAGTCCGATTGGTTCGACGGGCAGATCATGCTGGAGGGACTGTTCCAGATGCTCTATGACGAAGGAGTCAAGTGCAACGTCATCGTCACGTCTCATATCGTCTTCATCGGGGAAGAGAACGGGCCGCAGCGCGGATACCCGAGCGCCCTGGGATCGAAGTTCCCGCCCAAGATCGGGAGGTATTTCAACACCATGCTGCTGGCCAAGTCCAGCGGCTCGGGGGTCGGGATCAAGCAGAAAATCTACACCCGGACTCAGGGCCTGATCGAACTCAAAAACACTGCCCCGGGCAAGGTCCAGCCGGAGTATCCGCTCGAGACCGGGCTCGCGCAGTATTTCAAGGACATTCGATCATAACGGCGCAGCGCGCCAAATTGAAGGGAGAAATGGAATGACTGAATTTGACGGACCTGGAACGTGGGCCGAATTCGGCGGACTGAGTAATTTCACCGTCGCGCGAGAGATTGCCCAGTCCTTTGCAAAAGCTCGAAAGAAGCACGCGCCAATGCGCGGTCCCCACGAAGGATATGCGGTTTTGCTTGAAGAAGTAGATGAACTCTGGGACGAAGTCAAGAAGTGGCAGCCGGACTTCAGTAATCGAGAGCAAATGCGAAAAGAAGCTCTCCACGTCGCTGCAATGGCAATGGCCTTCATTGTCGAAGTTTGCGCGGAGCCACGTTGAGAGCATGAAAAATTCATCCTTGGCGAGACAATTGCCGAGATGATTGATCGTCAGAATGGGTCTGGCGAGAACACCCGAAGGGAACAAACGATGGAACAATTCTCCGAAGAAGAAAAGAAGATGTTGGTTCGGAAGGAGATCGTAATTGAACTCCTTCGCTGCGGCGATTTTATCGACACCGGCGTCGACGAAATCATCTCCGATGGGAAGAAATTGGTCGACTTCATCTACGATCGGCAGACCGTCGAGATCGAGCCAACCGCCGAAGATGAAGAGGACGAGGAATGAGCACGATTGAAAACTCCCCCGTGAAGGGATACACGAACCAGACAGCGACTGCCGTCGAGCTGGTGAACAAGTTCAAGATTTTGGAAGAGCGGCTGCTTCGTGAGATCGACGCACTCAACGCCGGGCCGCAGAAGTTCATCGGTTCGGATGGAATCTTCTACATCGACCCGTCAATGTCAGTCAAGTCAACTGACCCTCGCTGGCTGGCCGTCGCGAAGACCCATTTCCAAGAAGGCTTCATGGCGCTCAACCGGAGTGTCTTCCAGCCACAGCGCATCGCGCTGCCGGAAGATTTCCCGGCAGATACATAAGAAAGGACAAGTCATGGACTCTTCTGGTCGTCTCCACATGCCACTTCCTGACGGAAAGGAATTCGTCGGGGAGACTTTCGAAGAAACCGGCGTGGCAAAGGAAGTCAACCGTCACGAGCGGCGCAAACTCGAAGCTGAATTCGTCAAGGCGAAGAAAGCGGCGATTGCTCAGTTGAGCAAGGTAAAGTAATTCCCCATTCGGGGACTCGCGCTGAGGGCCGCGCATCGCCCTCAAATCTCGGCCGACAATGGCCTTCATGACTCGAAAACAAGGAAACTAAAAATGGTAGATTTTGGCTCTCTTCTCCGCAAGCCCGCTGGTCAGGCCCCGAAGCCCGTCGCACTCGACGCCGGGAATTATCCCGGCCGGATCAAGTCGTTCGAGCCGGGGAACCAGAACAAGAACAAGACCCCGTATATTCGGTTCCATGT